GACCTTGTTGGGTTTGAATACAAAATTACCTTCATCGTCCAGTGGCGGGCGATTCATCCACATTACATCGCCTTGGATGTAACCTTGAAACTTTTTAGGAACTGCCTTTTCAAGCATAGGATACAACTTGGCAAGATGTCCAGCATAGTCTAAACGACCCGGCTCATCTGGCTTGCGATTATAAATCATGTCTCTAAACATTGTTTGGCTACGAGCCATGCCATCATATTTCTTTGCACCAAATCCGGCCTTGTCGGTGAATACAAATCCACCTTCGTCTCGGCCAAATATAATTGCTGGCGTGCCATCCCATTTTACTGATGTGCTGGTTGGATTGCCTGCGGCATGTGTGATTGCATCAAGTGCTCGCTGTGCTCCAGCAAGTCCTTCGTCAAAGATAATATCTTCAGGATGGTCAATACGAGCCTTGGCTTCAGACAGCATACGCTTGCCATTGATTGCTATTTCAAATATTTTCATGGTGTTGGGTTTGCCTTCAAGTACTCTGTTCTTGCTCTGTCAGATTCTGCATAGCCCCGGGCAATAAAGTCCTCGTTAGATTCGCCTGCGTTTTTTCTAAGAGCACTACGGGCCGCATCTCCTGCTTCGTCTGCCTTTTTAAAGGTATCCTCAACTTCAGGTGGTGTAGTTGTTGGTGCGTCTCCGGGTTTTCCGCCAGCAAGATTTAAATTATCCAATGAAGTCATAATTTTTTGACCCCAAGGCTTGACCAACTGTTGCCAAGAACGATCAGCGGATCCAGTTGCTTGTGCATCTAGTGCGGCAGAACTTAAAAATGCTTTTGTTAAATTTGTAATTTGCAAGTTCAATTTCCTGGCCGCATCCTTTACTACTGCAACATCTACATTGATATCATGCCCACCCAATGCAGTTTCAATTTGTGCCAGGCTGACCAATTTTGGACTGACTCCAGCGGCCTGTATTTCCTCCACTGACTTGTCAGTGAATTCCATCAACTCGTTGACCAGGTTTGCAATCAAGTTTTCCAAGTTATCTTTGTACTGTGGCGTTGGTTTCAATGACCGTAGCACAGGCGATGTTGGGTTTACCAATGTGGTAATAATTTGCTCTCCACTGTTGTTGAACTTACTCAACAGCGTTGGATCTATTTTGAATCCAGCACCAGGATTATCCTCGGCCTGAGTTGAAATATAAACCAGTGCGGCCGCCACTATCATTCCAACAGTTTTGATTGTTACATTGATATCATTTGCAAGTGTTATTTCTGGAGTGCCTGATTGAATTGCGTTGTACACTTGTGTCACTGTGTCATCGCTGGCGGCATCACCATTCAGCACAATTTTTAAAAGCTCATTTCCTTTGCTTGAAATAGTTGCTTTAATTTGCGCTGGATTGAACTTGACACCCTCTTCACCATTGGCAATGTTACCGGCAACAGCCAGAGCTTGTTGGAAAATAAGTCCAATTGGTGTTGGTGCTGTTCCATTTTTAATAGCATTGATTTGATTGCCCAATCTGGTGAGTATTTTACTTCTGGCATTGTTGGCAATTTCGTCTGCTAATTTGTTTAGATTAGGCGCTTGACCCATCAAGCTTCGGACAATTCCAGTGGGGCCATCTCCGCCAGCCATGTCTTTGACCTTAGAAATTAAATTGTCTAAGAAGCCTTCTTTTAATTTTTGTCTTTGCAATTCACGAATTTTCACAGTTCGTTTTCCTTTATTGAGCGTACACCGCGGGTAAATTTAGCAGGATCACCATTTTTGATGGCCAATTGCAATCGTCGAATTAGTTCCTCAGACTGATGTTGAGGATAGTTTTGTTGTATTACTTCTACTAGATTAATTACACGGGCAATGGCCTGTACAGCTAGACCCTCAATTAGCAAGTGCTTGTCTTGCTTGGGTACTAGCCCGGTAATTTCATCTAATATACTACGAGTGTGTTTACGCATGATTAAGTTATTTATGGTAAATAGAATTGAAATAGGAGATCTAAAAAGTGGAACTGTCACCCGGCGCACAGGAATTGCGTAACTTAGCCAACAAGCTAGAGCAAATTTCCGAATATAATACACACAGTGATACTGGTGAACCTGACCACGACATATCCACTGGTGACCTGTTGAGATTAAAAGTTGCGCTTCGCCCGCTGGTTGATGGTAAAACAGCCAGCAGATTCATGCAAATTTTGAACAAAATGTCAAACCAACAGCCAGTTAGTACTGCTGAAGCAAAAACAATTACCTCTGCATTTACCAGCATGATTGACATTATTGCAAGTGACAATGGGCTGATGAATCGTTTAAAAAATGACATTGCAAAATTCAATCGCGACAATGAGAAAGAACTAGATAACGATCCAGATGAAACAGACGATCGATATGTTGGATTTGACATCGACGATGAAGAGCCAAAAGACCCCAAAGACCCATTTGAATTAAAGTGATCAAGTTTCACGACTGACAATCGCTCGTAGTGCATCTCTATTGGCATTACTGGCAACTGGTACAGACGCAGGTGTCACTTGTCCATTTGCACCAGAATTATTTGGTGGAATATCCCAAGCATGTGTACCTCCCTGCGGCTTTTCTAAATCAAATCCTTCTTTGGCCTGTGGCTTTTCCCATTTGGTAGACAGCGTTGGTGTTACTGTTGTTCCTAAATTTGTCCTAGACTTGATCTTTTCATATACATCACTGGCTCTAGATGTGCTGGCACTATTATCACCTGCCATGTCTGTGATACGCAAAGTATCCGGATTAAAACTCAAGTCAATCTTCTGTCCAACTGCACTAGAGCTACGAGTTTTCATAAATTGTATTTGTACCATACAACGCTCACGCATTGTTGGAGTACTGTAGATACCAAACACATTGTCAGCTGTTTGAATCTTAGATAGGCCGCCTGCAATCATACTGTGGTCAAACTCCACACTTTCAACTGCACTACGATTCAACTGTGACGCTGTTGCCAATAACAACTGCTCATTGACCACTAGGTTACGCAGTTCCTCTGCTACCAACTTGTCTTTGACAAACATGTCGCTGACGCTGATCTTCTGTCCTGCTGGCATCATCAAGTCCAAGTAGTCAACCAAGATAGCATCCACTTTAATCTTGCGCTGAGTTTGAAATTCTCTTACCCACGCCAACAAGTCATTTGGAGTTACACCATTTGTCAACTGTACAATTTGTAGGATGCCGGCTTTCTTTCCTGCCATACGCACTTTGAGATCCACATCCTCTAGTTTCTTAAACACTTCTCTGGTTGGCGTGTCAGACAGCATGGCATCCATACGCATGGCACATAAGCCCTCGCTGAGCTCCAAACTAAAGTAAACAGTATTCAATCCACTCATTGCCCAGTTCAGTCCAAGGTTCTGTAAAAACAAACTCTTACCTGCACCTGATGCTCCGGCAAAGATATTCAACTCGCCTTTATTGAATCCACCATACAGTTTATCATCAAGAGTTTTCCAACCAGTGCTCAACTGTCCGTTGTTGTCTTTGAGTGCTGTCAATCTACCACTTGGGTCTGCAAAATAGTCTGTGCCAAATGTCTTGGGCAATCCAATTTGAACTGCATCCTTAATTAACTTTTCAACTGTACCGTACATGCCTTTATCCAGCATGTCTGCACTCTTAAGAATTGCTCCTTCGATTGCCTTGTGTCGACTAAAGCCTTCAAACTCAGTCAAGAACCAATCACTGTGTTCTGTTGAGCGTTCTTGTAAATTTTGTAACTCTGTGTTTGTTGTTGCTTTTACTTGTAAAACATCCGGAATGTTACCATGTTCGTTTACATAGTTCTTAATAAATTCTGCGGCGGCTCTGAGTCGTCTGTCAAAGTGTTCTGGATCCAACACATTTTGACATCTTGCCGCCAAGTCTCTGTTGCTTACTAGAAACTCTAAGAACAATTTCTGTAGTTCAAATCCATACTCTTTAATTTCATCTGCCATATTCATTCCCCCATCGCAATGCGGCTATCATTGCATTTTCTTTTTCTTCGAAATCAAATATCATATAATCTTCCGTTACTTCTGTTTTATACTTGTCACCTGGAAGACCAAACTCTTCTATCATCCAAATACATGCCATGTTCCACCAGTCATCAGTATCCTGATCCAGTTTCCAGTTTATCTTTACTTTATACACACCACCGCCTGCATAGTAATTTAATCTTCAATGGCGAGCTCTCAATCGCCGATAACACACTTTGTACCACCGCAACTCTTCCAAACCGCTGGGCGGCTTCGTTTGCATCTTTGATGCCATCTGGCCAATCTGGAAAGCTCACGCTCCACCCAAGCTCGGCCGCTTGCATTGCCAAGGTCATACCAGCACGATCTCTGTCTGGTAGCACAACTGGTTCGTTGTCAATGTCTTCAATAATCTTTGCCTGTTCTGGACTAATGCTATTGGTCATAATTGCAACGCCATCCAGTGTCAGTGCATCATACTCGCCTTCTGTAACAATTGTATACTTACGCAAATGACTTTGATGATCTAGATTGAATACAAAGCTTGGTGGCCTACTTGTGATCATCTTTGCAGTTTTTTTGTCTGGTACATCACCAATCCATCGTGCTGTATATCCAACTATCCTGCCGTTGCTGGTATAGGGTAGTATAACACGACTATCCATACTTTGTAAAGGACTTGCACTGGTATACCAGTCACTTAATTCTAATACGCCTCTGCTGTCTAGATACTCTGCGGCTTCAATGGTCAAGTCTCTAACTGTCCATGGCCAAGTTATTTCTGGCCAGTCTGGCTTCTTAAATGGTTCTTCAATTATGGTATCGTCTGCAACTACCTGATCCCATAGTTGTATTTTTAATCTTTGTATTTCGCCTTCGTCGATGCCCAGCACTCGCATCAACTTGATTAGTTTAAATCCCAATCGTTGTCCTGGGCGCCAGCCTGTTGTATAACTGCAATTGAAACAATGATAGCCCGACCTATCGTGTTCAAATTTAAATCCACCTCTGTGCTTGGTGTCAGGTCTTGCTTGTCCATTTTGCACACACATAGGACAGTTCATGGTCAGCCAACCATTGGAACTTGATTTTAATGCAGGTAGGTGTGCCCGTAATGTGTTTTCAACTAGACTCATATAGAGTTTAGTTTACACTCTTATTTGGACTTTGTCAAGGGTTCCAGCGTTCAATGCGTCCGTGTGTCTAACAATACGCAACCATCTAACGCCGGCGTAATAGTTCCATGGATCAATACCTGTGAAGCCATTGTATGTTAATACGGCTGTGGTATCAGCTTGTGGTTTTAAATCTGCCCACAATGTTGAACTGTTTATTGAATTGTCTAATGTACCTTGTACAATTAATGTTCCTGTCCAATTGCTTGCATATACTGCAACAGAGAACAGGGAGGTTTCTTTCCTATAGAAAGTTGGTCCATCAAATCCAGATGATGCCCAAATTGAACCTAAGTTTTCTGCAACATAGGTATAGTTGGTAATTTCATATGTGCTACGAGTTGTTGGAACAGGTGCGTCTTTTACTTCAACATCAAATGCGGCAACTCTTGCACGGTTCCAAGTTAGGGCAGTTTCTAATCCTCTATCATCTACAAAGGTTGCGGC